CTGATTTGGTTCTGACCGTTGCGATAAACCAGCTCGGCGTAGACACCAGTGGGCGGTTTGGCGCCAGACAGCGTGAAACGATCCTTAGGCGTGGCGACCGGCAAGTCGTTGTCTACATAGCCAAATTTGCTGGCGTTGTACTGGACGGCTTCAACTTGGAAGACCAGCGGATCAACTTCGCTGATGGCAATGATCTTGTACAGCGCGGCTTCAAGGCTCTGCCACTCCAGCACCCACAACGCACCGACCTGAGTATCAACAATGCCGTTGCAGCGGATGACCGTGAAGGCGTCATCGTCTTGGACGACATAACCCACCAGCTCGTCGCCACCTTGGGTGATCAGCAGGTCAAGGTTTTGGGCGCCGATGTTGTTGAGCTGGCTGGCACCAGCAAGGTTGGAATAATCGACAACATTCAGAACCTGCAGCTTCGGCTGGGTGGTGATCGAGCCGTCGGGGTTGGTGGTTTTCTGTCCGTCCGGGATAACCAGCGTCAGCGTGTAGGTGTTGGCTGGGTCGAGGTTGAGAACAGCGTCAAGCGTGATGCGGTTGTTTTCGGCATCGATGGCACGGACGCGACCGCCAAGGCGTTGACCTTGTTTCAGCGGGTCGGCAATCTGGATGACTTCACCGATGCTGGCGGCAAGACCTTCTGCGCCAATGCGGAAGCTGACTTTCTCGGTCTCGTAGCGGTTGCTAAATAGCGTGTGCTTTGCCGCCCGTAGTGCTTGACCGCGTGAGGTGACGCCCAGCAGGCGAAGGTCGATGGGGTTGTAGCCAAAACGCTCCAGCAGGGTGTCATCCTGCAGGTATTCGGTGACGCTGGAATAGGACTGATTGGGGTCGTCCCAGTTGGCTAGAACAACGGATTTACGGGCGGTTTTGGCGGTGCCGTTGTAGGTGAAGCAGGGCGATGTAACGACGCCGTTGTCGTCAACCTCTTGGATGACGTTGGCTTCGCTGAACTGTTGAACAGGGATCTGGGCGCGATCTTGCGTCAGGTAGAGCTTGCCTTGGCTGTAGTAGACCAAGCCACGAAAGCAAGACGCCAGTGCGTTAAGGACTTCGTAGACGCTGCCGGGGTTCTGGAGGTAGACGTTGCAGGTGAAGCGTGGTTCGTATCCGCCTTCGCCGTTAGGAACTTGTTCGTCGCAGTATTGGCTGACGGTGTACAGATACCAAGGGTCGATTGCGATGGTCGGCATGTACCGAGCGCACCCGAAACGGGGGTTCAGCACAATGTCGCGGAAGATCCAAGCGGGGTTGTCAGTCCAAGCGGTGGTGAAGGTGCCGTCCCAGATGCCGCTGTAGGTGCGGGCTACAGGGTCGTAGTTGGTAGGTATTTGTACCCGCTTACCACGGACGCGGACGGACAGATCGGGGATGCTGTTGAACTGGCGGGCGTCAACTTTCAGCGCCACCAGTGCGGTGTTGGGGTAGGCAAACTTCTCGTCGATGATCTCGGCAAAGCTCTGCCATGCGATTCCGTTTTGCAGATAGGCACTGCTGCTATCGGGTGTGATGCGGGTGACGCGGACGCTCCAGGGTCCGGTGCCGCTCAGGTCAAATTCGTAGGCACGCTGGAATTGACTGCTGGATTTACCGCTGACTTCTGGCTCGGTGATGGTGGTGTACGGTCCACCGTTGGCGGAAACTGCGATTCGGTATTTGACGCTGGTGGCGCGGATGTCGCCGTTATCGACGTTGGTGGATTGCAGTGCCGTGTGCGTGATGATGACGCGGCAACGCTCGGTATCAAGGTCGGTGATCGTGCGGGTGATCGGACCCGAGGCAACCGTTACTGCCGTGTTGACGCCGACGGTATTTTCAACAGTGCTGAACCCCAGCATCGGGGTTTGTGTTTCGTCTGTGCCAGTGCGGTTATCTATTGTGTATCCCGAAAAATTCTTGCTGCCGTCAGGGTTCTGAATTGGCGTCGAGTCAAGGAAAATATCCTCCTCGGCGCTATTCGGGAAGCCTTCAATTTCACCCTCGCTGACTGCATAAACAGTCTTGGCAAAGGCAACTGAGAACAGGTTGTTGGCTTCCTCAACAGGCTGCCGCGTGGGTGCAACAATCGTTTGCTGGACGACTGTGGGTTGAGGTGAAGACGCGCCACCGCCAGCACCACTGATCTCGGGCAGGTTGTTGAGGTCTTCCATCAGAGGTAGTTCTGCAGCTCAAGGCCGAACGACAGCACCGGCAAACTTCCGATGATGCGCTCACCGTAAAGGACAGGAACCACCTCGCCTTGCTTGGTATTGGCGTTGGATTTATCGAACGTAAAAGACTTCAGTTGGTCTGATTCGCTGCGGCCTGTTGTTGCACCTCCGCCCATGGAGGTGACTGTCGGCATCGTTGGAGTTGGCGTCAAAAGCTGGGCTACACCACCAAACAACAGCAAGCCACCGAACAAACCGATCTTGGTCATGGTGGCACCACCAATGGCCGCGCCGACACCAGGCAGCAATAGCGAGAACGCGATCAAGGCGACGCCAGCGATGATTGCGCCAACTCCACCGCCACCGCCGCCCCGACCCGTGGGTATAGGAGCCAGCACTAGCCGTTTGCTCATCGGCCACATCAACTGCTCCTCGGTCAGACCTTCGGCGTGATCAGTCACCACACGCCAAGCGATGCCGTTTTCTCCGCTGTCAACCATGTATTGACGAAGCTCTGGAATTTGTACACACAATGCCCGTACAGCCTCGGCAGGAGTCTTGACCGCAAGCTGGAAGCGGCGTCCAAACCGGCGCCCAGCCTCACCCAGCAACCTGATCGTGACCATCAACCGAGCCTCCGCACCACCATGTAGGTATTCTCGCGGAAATATCCGCTATATGCCGTTAATCCAGACAACCTACCAACAAGGTGCTGATACAACAGGTTGGCGCTGGGATCCTCCACCACAGCGACGTGGTTGCAGCAATTCTGATTCCTGATGCGGAACAGGATCACATCGCCGCGCTCCAGTGGCACCGTGACCGGCAGGCGCACAAAGCCTTCAGCAGCAAAGTTCTCCTCAAAGTGCGTGAACCCACGGGTTGACCATTCGCCTTCGTACAGCCGCTCGTAATCGCCCATCTCCACGCCCATCTGCTGCCAGTACCAATCCCGCACAGCGGAGTAGCAGTCGTAGACGCCGTAGTTCCAAGGGCGCTCCAGTAGACCAGCAGACTGTTGGGGGTCAAGCCAGAACGCTTCGCTACCGCCGCAATTCCACACGGCATACGGCAGGTTGAGTTGTTTGCAGGCTTTACGATCAGCCTCGCTGAACCCGTTGTAATTGATGTGGCTGTGCCAGCAGGCAGTCGCGTCGTCGTAATACAGAGCCGTATCTTTGGCGCTGATGGTGAACGTATCCGGCTCACTGCTGGTGTTGGCGCACTCCACCACAGAGCCGTCTTGCAGGATGAAGCCGCAGGTTTCGCGTGGGTGGGCGGCCTCGGCGTAATGACGCATGGCGAGCCGTTGGGCAGCAGTCAGCGGATTTGACCAAGTAGTCAGTTCCATCAGCCTTGCGAATCCACCAAGCCGGGGAAGCCCCCAAAGGGTAAGCGGCTGCCGGAGCCAAAACGCAATCTGCAGCTTTCCAGCCGTTTGCCGCACGCATCCTGCGCCAAGGTGCCGACCACGTTGTCATTGGCGTCCCAGTAGCTTGCGCCGTTGTAGTGGCAGCCGATGTTGTCGCGGTAGATCCACTGGCATTGTTCGCGCAGCAGGCGGCGACCGGGGAGGCTGCGGCCTTCAAGGTCAAACGGAACAGAAAGCTGGAAGGTAACAGCCAGCTTATCCTCGCTTGCCTTCTGCTCAATCACCCATTCATCCGGTCCCCAGTAGGCGTCAGGATCAGCGCTAGGTTGGCCGTCAAGGTAGGTGGTGAGCGTGCGGATGCGCTGCACCGTGGCGCCTACCAAATCGTCATAGGTATTGGTCAGGCCAGTGATGGCGAGGCCGACGTTGGCAAATTTGATGCTTGGCCTTTCAAGCTGTCCATTGGTGCTCAGCTCAAAACCAGTGGTCTGCATCGGCAACGCTGTGTAGGTGTTGCCGTCATAAACCACATCGGCGCCATTAACCTGAGACCAGTTGCAGAATCGGTAAATCGCCTGTTCAGTCGAACCTGCTGGCAGCAATACGCTGATGTCGACGGTGAACAAATCGACAACTTCAGCAAGCTGCGTCTTGAAAGTTTGAGCGTTAGGAGGCGTCTGCGTCATACATAAACCTGTCGCATGGCAAAGTTGAGAACATAATAACTACAGCTAATAAAAGAGAACTCCCAACCGTTTTCGATGATGTAGTCGCGTGCCGCCAACGTTAGCGATACATTCACATCGACCAAGTTTGAGATCGTGACCGAAGTCAGCCGACCCGTTGCAAGGTTGGCGGTGTAATTGGTCGGGCGTGTGTAACCAGTCAGGGTGACGGCCGACAGATTGGTGTAGCCGAGGTCCAAGATGCCGCCCTCAAACTGACCGACAAATGCCTTGGTCGCATTAGGTGGCGTCCATGTGAACGATTGCCCTTTCTTCCGGTACAAATAAGATTCGATGCCGTATGCCTGCTCCTGCGTCAACGGACCAGTGCTGCAGTTCCAAGTCTCTTGTTGAGCGTTTAGGCCATCAGTCAGGATCTGGGAGTAGCCGTCACCAAACTGCATCCGCTGCGTGCGGACCGTTCGACGAACGGTGGTCTGCAAGGCCACCGGCATATCGTTGAGCGTAATGAACGCAGTCATCGCAGCATCCCTCCACTACGTTTCTCATTGGCCAGTGTGACCAAGACCAAATTCTGCACCTGAGTGGCGACTTGCTTTTGTGCAAGGGGACTCAGGTTTTCACCCGTATTTTGCACGGTGATATTGATCTCGCCAACCTTGACACCACCACCTGCAGCCTGCACACCGAGGCGGCCATCACGGCCGCGGCGCAGCGGCATGATCGCCTCAGGTCCGGCTTCACCGGCCAAGCCAAATCGGCCACTGCCACCATCGGCGAAAGTGAACATGGTGGCCTTATTCACAATGCCGCCCTTGGCAAAACCAGTAACGCCCGTGCCAAATCCAACAGATGTATCCAGTTTGGGGATGCCAAACAGCCCTTTGGTTGGATTGATCAACGATTGGACGTATTGAAGCAAAGGCGCAATCACCAGCAAGCGGGTAATCATGCGAACAATTTCATCGACAATGGATCGCGCAAATTCTTGGAAGCTGAACGTGCCCGTTGTAGTCATGCTGACGATCGCATCCTCTAACCCCTTGAAGCCGTTCTGAGCCAAATTGCTTAGGTTAGTACCTAGCGTTCCCATGCTTTCAATGTAGGAATCAATGCCTGCACTGAAGTCTTGCATCACCGACGTTGTTTTCTCTACAGATACATAGAACAGCTCTCCACTCATGGCGGCCTCAAAACCGGCACCCTTCAGCTCCTTGAACTTTTCGATGAGCGCGTTGCTTTCTTGGACTTGCAGCTTTTGAAGATCGACCGATCTAGTCCGCTGGATGTTGGCCTGCTGTTCACCGCTCAGTGCTTCGCGTAATGCTTTATCAGCATTGGCAATCACCACGCGGCGCTTCTCCGCATATTCCAGTTGGATTTTGCGCATTGGATCCATTTCCCTTTCAATCTGCAACTCAGCGCGGGATTGCTTCAATGCATTGGCTGAATCAAGCAACGCATCACGCCGACGCTTAGCTTCATCATCTGCCTTCTTCTTCTTGCCGCCGTCGCCCGTGCGCAAGCCGCTCAGGTCTGGCGTGGTGCCGGGTGGAGGCGTCGGGATGTTGGGCATCGTGAGCGCGCCAGAGATGCCCGTGCCGATCTTCTTCATCAAATCATCGATCAGCTTGCTGAGGCCAACAGCTAATCCCACCCCAACAGCGCCACCAGTGACCAAGCCGACGGCCTTTGCCTGCGCAGGTCCAGGAGTCTGCAGGCCAGCGATCAAGCTAAGCACTGCAGCCCGAGCAGTCTGCACTGCAAGCATTGCCCGCTCAAGCACCAACATGCCGCGCATCACGCCGAGCACACCTCGCAGCGCAGTCGCGAAGGCCGTGATGTTGGTTGCGATGAAGACGCCAGCAGTCACACCGCCGAGCACCACCATCGTCTTGATCAGGCCGGCAGCCACCTGCTGGAGTCCTGCTGCGCCGCCGATCGCCTTGTAGAACTCGCCTGCAAGATTGCCGACGAAGGTGATCGCCTGCGTGAGCACGCTCACCAATCCACTCATCACCGGCAGGAGTGCTGATCCGACCTGCACGGTGAGCACAGTGATCTGTGCCTTCATGATCCCGAGCTGATCGTTGAACGCATCAGCTTTGTCGGCGAAGTCGGGACCGATGCCGAGGCCAAAGCGTTGGATCTCCTTGCTGCCGAGGTTCAAAATCGGGATCAACTCGGCGCCAGCTTTGCCGAAGATTTTGATCGCCAGTGCTGCCTTCTCAGGTCCATCACGCAACTGAGCAAAGCGATCGGCTACATCAAGAAACACCTTGTCGGCGCTACGCAGCGTGCCATCGGCCTCGGTGGTGGCAACGCCAATCGTCTTAAACGCAGCAGCAGCCGCCTCCGTGCCAGTGGCCGCAGCCACCATGTTTTTATTCAGGAAGGTCAGTCCCTTCGCCACGCCCTCGAGGCTGCTACCCGATAGCTCGGCTGCCACCTTGAACTGCCCCAGCGTCTCCACACCGACGCCAGTGCGCTGCGACAGGTCGCGCATATCGTCTGCCAAGTCGATTGCAGACTTCGCCAACGCCACCACACCACCCGTAACCGCCACAGCGGCCAAACTTTTGAGGCCGGTGTAGAGCAGGTTGGTCGCCATGCTGGCGTTCTTGATGCGCCCCTCGAGGCCTTGCATCGAGTTACCAAGCCGCCGAATATTGTTCTCACCCGCCACGTTGGCGGTGATCTTCAGCATGGCCTCCATGTTCATTGCCATGGCTATGCCCCCTGCTTATTGATCACCGTCATCGCTGCGGCCTCCATCACTTGAAGATCCTCCAGCAGCGCACGCGGTTCCTCTACGTCGTACAGCTTAAACAGCCAACGCACCGCTGCATAGTCCAATCCGATCACGCCACTCATCGTGGTGCGCCACTGCGTCTGCACCCGCAGGAACATCTCAACCACTGGCCAGTTCTCTGGCAGGATCCCAAAGTCTTCATCCGGTGGCGGCGGTAGATCAGGCAGATCGAAGCCGAAGGCCGCGGCATCGTCGGCGGTTTCGTCCACAACGCCACCGCCTGCCCAATGCTCAGCGGCCTCAATCAGTTTTTTCGCTTAGCTCCCTGCAGGCTCTCGAAGTAGGCCACCGTGATAGCACTCGCGAGCATCGGCACATCAAGCAACTGCTCAAGCGCCTTCTGGCTGAAGGGCACATCCTTCCCATCCCCATCGGTCACACCAGACCAGCCGACCAGCACCTCGGCTGCGAGGTCAGCATCGGTGATCTCCTCGGTCTTGATTTGGGCGCCGATCTCCGTGATGCGGGACTGGCTCAACCGACGAAACTCCCCGTCGAAGGTCTGCCGTTGCATACGGCCACCGTCGAC